CCCTAGACTCGCAGCCTTAGTTGCGTATATTTTTCAGATGTTAAAAATTCTGCGAGAAAAATTTTTTTCGAATATACTTTTCGGATGGGATTTAAACTAGCAGCTCTTATCGGTTTATTGTTATTTGCTTCGTTAGCTTCTTTCAAAATGTACTATGATAAGACCGAAGCTCAAAAGTTAGCTTTAGTAACTCAGTTGCAGCAATCGATGGATAATCAAGTATTACTTGAAAATTCTATCGAAAAGCAGAACCAACAGATAACAGACCAGTTAGCACGAGAAAAAGACAGTCAAGTGCAGATAGCGGCTCTTGTTAGTGCAAACAATGAAGCACAGGTAGAGGTCAATCGGTTAAAGCAAACGTTTGCTAGACACGATCTCAATATGTTATCGATGGCTAAGCCCGGATTAATTGAACGCATCGTTAATAAAGGAACGGCTCGGGTGGGAAAAGATTTACAGAACTTAACTAATCCGGAACAATTCGATGAAGAAATTATTACTGATAGCGCTATTCCTGAGTAGCGGTTGTTCTTCTCTTCCCCAGTTCAGTGTTCCTGAAGTAAAACCCGTTGAGGTTATTACGGTCAAGGTTCCTGCTCCGATGTACCATCCTCCGTTACCGAATCAAATTGTTCCAATGCCCGTAGAGTGGAAAGTATTAACTCCGGATACAATGGCAATATACCTTAGTGATTTAGAAAAGGGCGAAGCGCCTTCTCAAGCGTATTACGGTTTAACGAATAAAGGATACGAGAATCTATCTAACAACATGGCCGAGGTTAAACGTTATATTCGGCAGACTTTATCGATTCTTCAGTATTATCGAGAGCAGGACCAAGAACCCCGTCTTTAGGCATAACTACTTTACTTAAGAGCAAGACATGGCAGAAAACAATAGACCAGCAATGACACAAGGAATTGCAGAGGCTGATGCAAAACTCAGCTCTGCGCAGTTACTTTGGGTAGCAACACTGCTTGATCCGACTATGGCAACGGGAGCTGCTGATATGTTTGCGGGGCTACCGCCTTTTCCTTCGAAAGACATGACGGTAGAGGATATGTTTGCGGGTCCGCGTGACCCTAGTTTTCTTGAAAATATTCAACAAGGCAATTACGGTACGGCTGCTTTGCAGACCGCAGGCCTGATTCCGGGCCTTGGTGCGCTTACTCGAATAGAGAGAATAGCAGAACTTCACAGAGTACTTAGACAGTCCCGAACCACGATAGCTAGAGAAAATGCGGCTATTAGAGTAGGCGAAGGAGCTCCAGCGTATAGAGCGCGTCAAAAAGCAATGGATATGGAAAATGAAGCTCTAAGAGAACTTAAACGTACTGATCTTAAAAAAGTAGACGATGTTCGGGAAACGGTACCTGAAGGCGGCATAGAAACCTTATTAAATAAAAAACCAGTACAAGACGAATTTGATTTTTAGATGACTAGTAATGCCGATAAGTTAAAAGCCTTAAAAAATATTGACCTATCTCACTTAGATAAAGCTGAAGCTAAAGAGTTTACAGTTTTATTAGAAGAGTTAAGTAAACGTGAGTTTCAAGAAGAATCTACTAGTACCTTTATGCATTTTGTTAAAGCTATTTGGGCTGAGTTTATTAATGGAGCTCACCACGTAAAGATGGCTAAAGCCTTTGATGATATTGCTAGTGGTAAATTAAAACGTTTAATTATCAATATGCCTCCCAGACACACGAAGTCTGAGTTTGCGTCTCATTTGTTTCCCGCCTATTTGTTAGGTAAAAATCCTAAATTAAAAATTATAGAAGCAACCCACACCGCTGATCTTGCAGTTAACTTCGGTAGAAAAGTCCGAGATTTAATTGACACCGAAGAATACCATAAATTATTTCCAGACACCGAACTAAAAGCAGACAGCCGTTCTGCAGGTAAGTGGTTAACTAATAAAGGCGGTGAATATTACGCAGCGGGTATTGGCGGTGCTTTAGCTGGACGTGGCGCGGATTTGTTTATTATTGATGATCCGCATTCAGAGCAAGACGCTATGTCTGATAAAGCGATGGACGAAGCGTACGAATGGTTTATGTCAGGACCTCGTCAAAGGTTACAGCCGGGGGGAGCAATCGTCATAGTTATGACCCGTTGGAATAAAAAAGACTTAACGGGTAGATTAACACGGAAAATGGCGCAGGACGAAGGGGCTGATCAATGGGAGATAATAGAGTTTCCTGCTATATTGCCTAGCGGTAAGCCTTTATGGGAAGAGTATTGGAAATTAACAGAACTGGAAAGCATTAAAGCATCTGTCAGCCCTTCTAAATGGGCAGCACAGTATATGCAAAGACCTACCGGGGAAGGTATTTCTATTATTCCTAAAGAGTGGTTTAAAGTTTGGGATGAAAATAAACCACCAAAATGTGATTACCTAATACAGTCTTACGATACTGCTTTCTTAAAAAGCGAAAGAGCTGACTTTACCGCGATAACTACTTGGGGAGTTTTTTACCCGGAGGGAAAGAAGGGAGAAGAAATGTATCATGGGAACGAAGCGCATTTAATTTTAATAGACTGTATAAAAGAACGTTTCGATTTTCCTGAATTAAAAGCAGAAGCTTTGCGTTTATATGAATATTGGAGTCCAGACACAGTAATTATTGAAGCAAAAGCCAGCGGTATTCCGTTAGTACAGGAACTCCGTAGAGTGGGTATTCCGGTTAATACTTTTTCTCCGGGAAAAGGTCAGGATAAAATTGCTAGATTAAACTCAGTATCCCCTATTTTCCAAGATGGCCGCGTTTGGGTTCCTGATAACCGTTTTGGTGAAGAACTTATGGAAGAAGTATCTGATTTTCCTTCAGGAGAAAATGATGACTTAGTTGATGCAACAACGTTAGCTTTAGCACGGTTTAGAGAAGGTGGTTTTTTACAATTAACCAGTGACTATTTTGAGGAAGAAAGCTATTATGAAAGAGAAAAGGTTTATTATTAATCAAAATCATACTATGATTTATACATATGGCTATTGAAAAACAAATGTTGTCAGTAGTTCCGGGCACTCAAGAAGAAATTGAGCTCGAAATTATGCAACAACCCGAAGAAGAAACGGACCTTTTTGTTCAGCCTGACGGTTCTATCATCAGAGGCAGTGATATGCCTGAAGAAAAGCCCTCTAAGTTTGGAGAAAACTTAGCGGAGTCTTTGGATGAAAGAGAACTAAACACAATAGCAACAGAATTAGTCGGTTCTTTTGAAGACGACCTAAACTCTAGGCTTGATTGGTTTCAAACATACGTTGAAGGTTTAGATTTATTAGGCATTAATTCTGACTCCAGGACCCAACCTTTTGTTGGAGCTTCAGGAGTACACCACCCAATTCTTGCAGAAGCAGTAACTCAGTTTCAAGCACAGGCATACAAAGAAATGTTGCCCGCTGGAGGTCCTGTAGATACCGAAGTTTTAGGCATAACCGATGATGCTAAGCTAGAAAAAGCTAATCGTGTTAAAAACTTCATGAATTATCAAATAACGTATAAAATGGAAGAATATGACCCTGAAATGGATCAGCTTTTATTTTATTTGCCTTTATCAGGGTCTGCATTTAAAAAAGTCTACTATGATCCTTCTGTTGGTCGCGCTGTAGCGCGTTTTGTTAAGTCAGAAGACCTAGTTGTTCCTTATTACGCCGTAGATTTGTTAACTTCTCCTCGAATTACTCATGTAATTCACATGAATGAGAATGAAGTACGTAAATTACAGCAGTCAGGGTTTTATAAAAACATTGAAATGATGTCTCCTGGAAGCGGGACAGACACAACAGCGGTTGATGAAAAGTTAGAAGAGTTACAAGGGCTAACTAGAACGATAAGTGATGAAGAATATACGTTATTAGAGATACACGTAGACCTAGATTTAGAAGGTCATCAAGATTTAGACGAAAATAATGAAGAAACTGGGGTGGCGCTCCCGTATATAGTCACTATTTGCAAAGACAACAATAAAATACTTGCAATTAGGCCAAATTACAACGAAAAAGACCCGATGAAGAAGAAAATTGAATATTTCACGCATTATAAGTTTCTTCCTGGACTCGGGTTTTACGGTTTTGGCTTAATTCACATGATGGGCGGCTTAACTAAGTCAGTTACGGCAATTTTGCGTCAATTAATAGACGCAGGAACACTTGCTAACCTTCCAGCAGGATTTAAAGCCCGTGGATTGAATATTCAACGCCATGACGACCCGTTACAGCCCGGAGAATGGCGAGATGTGACG